CTTGTCTTTGTCGACTATTACAGAAAAGGTTCCACCAACAGTCAACGGGTTGCACAGTTGTGAACGGCTGATTTGGGTGCCGCATTGGGTCGTGCTTCTCCATATATCGTCGAGCGTGATAAATTGGAGTCATGTAGTTTCCGTTGAGCCACCAGTAACGATAACCGTCGGGTGTTGCGCCTGATTCTGTTGCTGATGGTGTAGTACCATTAACACTAGCAGAGTCAAGTGCTGCGACGTATACAAGGTCAATACCACTGTATTGTGGCATGTTGTATGCTGGGTCTTGTTTGCTTACGAGAGTATCATTAGCATCACGAAGCATACGCTTGTACAAATTAAGTCCACTTCTTGAGCAACAAATGAATTGACGGTTAAGACTGTCTTTTTCAAAATATTCTTGCTTTGTTGAAGGTGGAGTAAATCTAACTTTGAGGAACATTTCATCAAATGCGTCAAGCAAACCATCACGGTCGCCGTCTGAATCATCTGGGTCATCATAGTCATAACGTGATACTTGGTTACGCCACTTTGATTCATTCGCTGGGTTAATACCCATGAGTGAAGTTTCGCTTGTCCAAGGCACGTATGTTGTACCAGTTGTTCCATCATGCTCTGAAATGAATGCAGGAATACTGTAAGGCAGTGTACCTGTGTTTGTTTCCATTTCTGAAGCATTACCATTTGCTGATGCCCAAAGGTCGTTTTCCATACCATTGAGGAAAGAAGTCCAAAGACGCATTTCTTTAATACGCTTTAGTTTCTTATACGCTACTTTTTGTGCGCCTGTGCTTAGTCCACCGGGCACGTTTAATTCAACTTCTTGGTCTGTCCAAGACATGTGGTCTACGGAGAACCGCCAGTTGATTTCCAAATCGTTAACGACTTGTGGGTTTTTCCACGAGAAAGTTGCATTTGGTTTGTAGTGGTCATACGTTGAAGATTCATCAAACAAGATGGAGTCGTTAATTGTTTTACCACTCTGGATAGCAGTATCCATACCTTTGCCGCGAAGAAAGCGACCAAGGATATAAGTGTTTTTAACGGCTTCATTGATAACATCTTCTGCTGACGTAAGATACCGTGGACCAGTAACTTTCATAAAGTCATTGAAGTTGGCAAGTGCTGTTCCAGCCATTTGTCACCTCTTTATCTGGCTATTGCCAGTTAATTAACCATTATATGCAGACGATGCTTCGTCATATCCACCACCACCAAGCAAAGCATCTAGTACAGCGTCTTCGCGCTCATCTGTTGATTTACTTGAAGCAGGGGTAGATGAAACAAAGGACGTTGTAGGTTGACCAGCATCACGAATCTTATTCTTTTGCTGCGCCTGTGCCCTATTTGCCATATCATCTGCAAACTTCATTCGATAAGCATCGGTCATTAAATCGTCGAAGTTGTCGTATTCGCCAACCTGAACGAGTTTAGTCATCTGTTCGACAACCGTACCGAAGTCATTATCATCTTTCAACTTAGGGAACCGTTCCCCAAGTCGTTCGCGTGATTCATTTATTTGACGATTTTCCTGTTCAGCAATCATGTTGTTAATAAACTCTTGTTGTTGCTGAATGGTAGTTTGCGTCTCCTGCATAAATGCACGCATAGGACTCATGATAGATTTTGCTGCCTCTTCCCCGAAGATGTCTGAAATCTCGTTTTCATACTGAGTTATCTGCTCAAGGTTAAACGGTTGGTCATTGGATTGTACTTGTTCCTCTGACTCGTTTTCGCTAGTTGCAGTTTCAGCGTCACCAGATTTTCCTTCTTCAAGTTCTTTGAGTCTCGCGCCATAACTATCAACGTCGGATTGATTCTTGGCTCGTTTAAGTCCCCAGTCTACAAGACTTTGAGGATTATCTTCCGCCATTTGGTCAATCACTGAACGTGGCACTCCATCCCGTTGTAGTGCCGCAATCGCCTTGTCGTAGCCCTCAAGGTTGCTAGGTTCAGTGCGTGTTTCACTGTCTGCGTTACCTTCAGTTTCATCTACAACTTCGGCAGTTGTTTCTTTTTGTGTAGTCTCCGCAACAGTTTCAGCCGGACTATCTTCGTCCGTACCAAAAATGTCATCAAGGATAGCGTCGTCTGAAGCGTCGTTTTCTGCCGTTACCTTTTCAGAGATAGGCGGCATTACTGTTTCTTCAACGGCTGCGGGTGTTTCTACTGTTTCGTTATTTGTTTCTTCTGACATATTTAATTCCTTTCCTCACAATGCCTTAGCGGCGTTTTCGCCCAGCAGAAGCAGGAGTAGTTTGCTTCTTTTTTTTCTTATTTGTCTTTTTCTTTTTGGAAGGTCTTCCAACTTTACTTCCGTATGTTCCGGGTCCGTAAGGCATACTTAATCCTTTGCCATATCGTGGCGTGCGGCAACTTCTCGTTCATGTCTTTGCGACGTAATAATTGGTTGCCCTTTTGCATTTGTTTTACACCCTTCTGCATTTCTGCATAGGGAACGACTAACGTATGGATACTTGTGCGTTTTACGAGCAATACCCGCAGTATCTACATTAAATGCCGGAATCCTTTTTAGATTTTTGCCTTCAATGACAACAGTAGCACCAATGCTTGGCGCTTCGCTAGAGTTAAAGAAGTGTTCTACTTCTACCCCTTGTTCGTCTTTAAATGCGTAAACCGGCATTATTGTGTACCTCTTGGCAGTTGTTTCTGTTCATTACCAGAAGATTGGGCTGCCATTGCTTCACTCTTACTTGCAAGTTCTGCTTCCATCATTTGTTGCTGTTGTTGCTGTTGTTGCTCTAACATTTCTTGCATTGCTTGCTCATCTACTAATTCAGACAGGTCTGGCATGTTCATTGCATCACCAAGTTTGTCGAGTAACTCACCCCATCTTACGTAAGGCATTGCCGGCATCGCTTGTGCGACATTTGATATTAGTTGAAACGCTTCCATTGTCCGCCTTTGTCTCAACGACTCACTTGTTCGTTCCATGCTATACGCATCAATCTCAAGTTCTAGGTCGTGAAAAGAGTTGCCAGTTTCTTCTGGAAGTATGCCTCCAACGTAGTATGGCTCTGCCATACCTAGTTCTTTACCCGCTTCTGCCCCTAATGGGAACATTACACGTTCATCATGATACAAATACCATGCTACGCTTTGCAACATGTTTCTTACAGATTGCTGAAACTGCTGTTTGATGTACGCAAGTCGTACCGTTCCACTCTCTTCTGCAATGCTAACTTCAGTCGCAGTTGCATCGCCTGTAACATTACCACGCATTGCATCGTGTACGCCACTGTTTCTATCTAAACGTTCGCGTGCCATTTGAATGTATTGCACTTGCTGATTAGTAATACCACCAAGTTCAATTGGAATCACACGGTCACGGTCTAAGCCCTCAACCGGAACAACATAGTTGTCTGGCTGACTCTTAATATCTTGCATTAACTTCTTAGACTTGCTGTCTACTAAGATAAGCCGTTTGTACATAGTTGCTGAACGAGCAGCAGAACGAACATGGTCATTTAGTTCTTCTACCTGACTCATTGTTGCTAGAATCGGCGATAAAGGATATATCTTATCTGGAACATAATATGCGCCAAAGAATGAGTATGGTCCACTTGGTGGTCCGTAATATGGACGTGGCTCACGAATGAAATCAACAGTTCCATCTTCTTTGCCTTCGTCATCTTGACCTATGCCGATTGTGTAAATAGTTCCATGAAATCCTTCTTCTGGTCCCGGACTTTCGGGCAACCTTACTTCTGGAACCCAGATGTCGTACCCTGCAACTTCCCTCCGTGCAGGGGCATCTTTACTAGCAGCATTTTTTCTGCCAACAGAATCTTCTTCAAGAGAATCAACAATTAACGTTTCAATAACTTCCGTATTCCAAGTGTCATCTGTTTCAGCGTCTTTAAGCAAATCTTCTTTATCACGAATCCACGAGTGACCCATAAAGCGTGCTTCTAAAATGTTTTGTGCTAATGGGTCGCAAATGAAACGTTTAGGACTAATGCGATAACAAGCAGGAAAATACGGTTGATTGTCTGCGTTAGGGTCATAACCTTTTAACGGCTCTTGAGTTGTAAGAATAACACCATGCGCAATTAAAATATCATAAGCAATACGCTTAAGCACGTGTCTAACATTTGTGTCCCTTGTCCAACGATTAAGACCATGTTGTAATGCTTTTGCAGATTCGCCTTGCGTAACAGGTCTTCGTGTGTTAACCGTAACTCTTGGGTTGTCATGAACAAGTCTAGGAATAGTAAGCGATAGATATTCATAAATGTGATTCTCTGTAAGCATCACATCTACATCATCACTACCCATTGCAGAACCAGCATACTTTTTAACAATGTCGTCGTAATACTCTAAGTGTTTGTTACGATGCCGTTCAGCCGCTTGTACTTCTTCAAATAAATTATTTGGTGTTGTATTTAACATTAGTTTGTTCCGCTATTCATACTCTTCTTCGTATTCTTCTTCGTCATCTTCTTCAACAAGGTACAAAATGTCCATTAAATGGTGAATAAGACTAAACAGTTGCTCTGGACTTTTTGCAGCAACAAATGACCAATCAGTTATTCTTGCATCATCCTCTTGTTCTCGTATACACATCCATCCGTCGTAACCTTCTTCATCAAGTGCATTAAACAAGTTTTTTGCACAATCTTGTACTTCTTTTTTTCTGTCTGGCATGGCTTCTCGCTATTCATGTACGCTCTCCCACACTTCCGCATGGTTTAACAAATCTCCCAATGTTCCTTCAGCGTATGTTGAAACACTATGTTCAAACTGAG